GCAATAGATGTAAAACTTTCGGTATTATCATCATATGTTGATAGTTTTGTAAAAGAACCGATTAAGTTTGCTGAGTTTAAAACAATCGCAATGGACGACAATTTATTCTTTAAGATAAATGGGTCTGTTAGTAGTGAGTTTGTTAATGGTGTAAGAAAAAGTTTTTTCGAGTTATCGGACATCGCACCTACAGAACAAAACTTCAAGGACTTTAAGGGTATTATTAATGTATGGGCGGAATGGAAGTTATCGAACCCAAGTGGTGATATAGATGGGTTTAAGAGTTCTTTATTACCTACATTGACAGGTTTCATAGGTAAAATAGACGGGTATATTGACAATATATTCAAAAACTTTAGTGAGTTAATAAATGCCGAGGACGGTAACAGTGCATTGGAAAAAAGTGCTAGTGATATCTCAGGGGTTGAGTTACAGAAAATTACTTACCGTATATTAAAGAATATTAATGATACATGGATTGGTGGGTTCGATTGGGATAAGGCTAACTTAGCTAAGTTATTTAAATATCTTAATTACCTTAACGAACCAATAGGTGATAAGTTCCTTATGGATGTTAGAGTATTGAATAAATATTTTAATGAGTCAAATAAAGGAAAACCTATCGCGTCATTTATATCGATGATATTAAAAGATAATGCGTTATCAGAACCAATGTCATTTGCATCAAATGTGAATTTCTACGGTAATTTAACTAACGCGGCTGAAAATATTAAAGACGCACAGAAATTAGCCAATGATGTGTTTGGTACACATACAACGGTTAATAAAAACGGATTACCTGGTTTTGTTGTGTTCTTTAGGTCAAACGAGTCCGAGTACTTAAACATTAAAAAACCAAACTTCAAATACGGTAGTGACGGTTTTGACATTGCGGTTAAGAATCCAATATCGGATAAACCCACAGATGTAAAACAATTGAGAGAAGGTAATCGTGGAGTTGCGTTTAATGTTGACTTTGGAATTCAAAACCAAAATATGTTTACAGATTTTAGTATTGAATCTTATGATGGGGTTAAATCGGGTGAAGAACTTATTGTCACTGAGAACATTGCCAATATGAGAAAAGGGACCACTGCGTCTTCTATTTCTACAAACTTATTGGATGTTATGAAAACGAGAGTTTATCAGTGTTCTATCAAAATGATGGGTAATGCGATGATACAACCGTTTATGTATTTCAACTTAAGATATATACCGATATATTCAGGAACTTATTTTATTCTATCTGTCGAACATACACTTTCACCAGATTCAGGAATGATTACGACGTTTAAGGGTGTAAGAATATCTAAGGCTAGTGTTTCTAACATCGATAAAGGGATGGTAAAAGCACGAAGAAATTTATTAGACAATTTAATAGAAAAATTAGTAACTAAGAAAAGGGCTACCGAACTTACAAAACCTAATGTTTATGGTGGTGATACTGAAAATCAAGGAAATACGAGTGTTAAACAAACTGCGGACGTTGGTTGTGTGGTTTCAAACTATTGGACTAATAACGGTAAGAATCCAATACCTAAGTATGATATACCAAACAGTCCTACGAGATTGACTGATTCAGAACTTAAAGGATTAATAGAGACGGCTGCTAGTCAGTTACCTAATTATAGTGATACTGTTAAGAATGGATTAATGGCAATGACATTTACGGTCTCTAAGAGAGAACAGGGTAGAGGTAACGGTGTAAGGTTCTTATACGATAACCCATTCGGATTACACTTAGACGGTGGTGGTCAGAGTACCTTTAGAGAGGAAATTAAAGGGTATTTCTGTCCTTCGACTAGTGATGGATATGCTAGGTCTACGGCAATATTCCATGATGTAAGTAAAGAAGAAAAGGTTGAAGATGGTATTGTAAGAGCATATAAAGCATTTATGAAGTCAATGAAGAAACGTGGGGAAACTTATTACGGAGCGAATCATTGGGAAAGTGAGAACTCCGCAAACCCTGAATATTTAGCTAGTTTATGGGCGTTCTATTGGAATACTAGTTACAAAGCGATTAAAGATGAAGGGGATACGAAAGGTAATTTAATAAGTGAGTATGACAATGGTATGGTATCGTATAAGAATGGTACTAACAAAGACTATTCAGATGAGTTTGATACCTTTACTAAGTACAACGCTACTTTTAATAAACTATAAAACCTGATATTTTAATATTTGGTTATATTTATATATAAACACATTATTATGGAAAATAATAAATTACAAAACGCATTAAATCAGTTTTTAGGTAGAAACGTTGTTGTTGAAGACAAAGGTGACTATCAAGAAGTATGTGATTTACAAACAGGTGACTGTTACACTATCAGAACAAAAGACGGTTTAATCGAGAGACAAACAAGATTAGATAAAAAATTTATAACTGAGGACGGTAGAACGTTACTTAGAGGGTAATATTATATATTATGAAAAAAACACAAGAAGAGCTTCTTAACGAGGAGTTAAGTAGGTTTATGTCTATCAACAAATATGTTGGTACTATTAACGAACAAGAGTTAGGTGGTGAAGAGGAGGTGTCTACTGAATTACCAACAGGGTTGGATACAGAGACTCCTGAATTAGAGGACGAGGTTGAAACAGAAGATGAAGTATCAACTGAAGAACCAGGTGGTGGTTTGGATGATGCGTTATCGACTACTGAGGAATTACCTATGGGTGATGAAGAGGAGTTAGAAACAACAGAAGATTCAGATACTGAAGAAGTAGATGTTACTGATTTAGTTGACGGACAAAAAGAATTAGAGGAAAAATTTAAATCAACGGAAGAAAAGATTAGTCAATCGGTTGAAAAAGTTGATGGAGTATTTTCTAAGTTAGATGACTTAGAACAAAAAATGGGTGAATTGGATAAGTTATATAATGCGATTGACGACTTAGGTGATAAAATCGAACAAGCTAAACCAAAAACCCCTGAACAAAAATTAGAATTACGTTCATTAGATTCATACCCTTACAATCAGAAATTAACAGATTTCTTTGATGATAAGGAAGTTGAAATGGATGTGACAGGTAAGGATGATTATGTATTAACATCTGATGACGTTAAAAATATGTCAGAAAAAGATGTTAAGGATTCATTCGTAGCACCTGATGAGGTTGAGGAAAACGACTAAGAAAAAAACAATCTAAATATTAAAAGGGGTACGAAAGTGTCCCTTTTTTTTATTCTTTATATATTTATTAGTATGGATATTAGAGAAACTATTAAAGAGGATTTGGCCGTTTGGTTCGGGACTAAGAAAAAACCGAAAGGAAGTAAACAACCAAAAGGACCATGGGTTAATATTTGTAAAAAGAAAAAGGGAGGTGGACACCCACCTTGCGGTCGTTCAGATGATGACGGTGATGGGAAAAAAGATGGTGCTTATCCTAAATGTAGAGCAGTCCATGTCGCGTCCAAAATGTCAGATGATGCCAAAAAAAAGGCATGTGGACAAAAAAGAAGGGCTGAAAAGAAAACCCCTAAAACGGGTAAGGGTAATAAACCTACAATGGTATCCAACAAAAACTTAAAAGAAAATATGTCAAAGACAGTTAAGATTACAGAAATAGAACTATATACTATAGTTGAAAATGTTATAAAAGAACAAAAAGAAAAATTATCAAAGTTTGATTCGGTATCGGATATCGCTGAATGGTCTAAAATAGTCTCACAATTTTCAGGTGACGATTTTAGGTTTGTAGAATATAAAAGATTTAGAGCCGCGACTGATAGTGATGGTGAGTATTTAGCTCATTGGGACCATAAATTAGGAATGGGGTTCTTTGATGAGATGGATTTAATCCCTGAAGATAGTTTAGAAGGGTTAGGTATTGTTAAAGACGATAAAGAGTACGAGTTTTTTGGTGATTTAAATGAGACCGACTTACTTGAAGGTAAGAAAAAAAGTAAAAGTAAAAAATCTAAAAACACTTTATGTGCGAGAGGTAAGTCAGCTGCTAAGGCTAAGTTTGACGTTTACCCGTCAGCATATGCTAACGGATATGCGGTACAGGTCTGTAAAGGTACTATAAAAGGTTTAGACGGTAAAAAAAGGTGTTCAGGTAAATATTGTAAGGGTAAAAAGTAATAAACTATTATTCGTTTATTTTTAATATTGAAAGGGTTATATTTATAGATATAATCCTTTTTTTTTATGTCATTTTATTATAAATTTGGTACTGTTGAAACTACAACCCCTTGGAATAGACCTACATTGGAGGTGTTTAATGAGTGGTGGGAAGAATTCAAAACATTTGAAGGTGTTTCTGATTATGATTTCTATCTGTCAGGTAGTTTTCTGACTTTAAGAGATACTGATAAAACATGGGACGTAGATGTTATAGTAACAGGTCCGATTAAAAATTTTGTAAATTTAAGTGATATTTTAAAACACGGTAGGTTATTAGGGTTTCAGAAAAAAATCTTTATAGACCTTTTCTATTACGACTCAATAGAGTTTTGTTACGGTGAAATTAGTGAGGAAAATATTAAGTACTACCTTAAAGGTTTTTTACTTGGGCAAGAACTTAAGATTGTTGATGGTAAAACTGAGGTCGATAGAAAACTTCATAGTACTTTAACTCCGGGTAAGCCATATGGTTCCGATGTGGGATTTGTTTACACAAAACAACCAACAATCAAACAGTTAAACAACAAGGAAAAATATCACCCTACAAACCGAGCAAAAAAACTAAATTAAACTTCTCTACGTTCAACATATTAGTTGACTTATTAATAATAATGTGTATCTTTACATTGGGTTAGATAACCAAACACGAGAACGGGTTATAACCGAACAATAATTTATTAATAACAAAAAAAGTAAACATGTCAAACATTTTAGACGCGGTTCTACAACAGTACGAATCAAACAAAATCGAGCCAAAATCAAACTCGAACAGAATGTCTCAAGACGAGAGACTTAAAAAGTATTTCACCACTATCTTACAGAAAGGTGAAAGAGAAGGTCAAAAAAGGGTACGTATCCTACCTACTGCAGATGGTACGTCACCATTCAAAGAAGTATGGTTCCACGAATGTCAAGTTGGTGGTAGATGGATGAAAATCTATGACCCAGGAAAGAACGAAGGTAAACGTTCACCATTAAATGAAGTTAACGAAGCACTTATGATGACAGGTTCTGAGCAAGACAAAGTCTTGGCAAGACAGTACAAGTCACGTAAATTCTATATCGTTAAAGTAATCGACCAAGACAAACCAGAAGATGGTGTTAAGTTTTGGAGATTTAAACACAACTATAAAGGTGATGGTATCTTAGACAAAATTATCCCAATTTGGAAGAATAAAGGTGATGTAACTGACCCATCGGTTGGTAGAGACTTAATCCTTTCACTTTCATTAGTAAAAGCACCAAACGGAAAAGAATATACTAACGTTGCGTCAATCATGTATGATGACCCAACACCTATTTCTACAGACGCGGCACAACAATCAGAGTGGACCGATAACGTTATGACGTGGGAAGATGTATATGCTAAGAAACCTGAAGAATATTTAGAAGCAATCGCTCAAGGTCACGAACCAAGATGGAGTTCAGAAGCTGGTAAGTATGTATATGGAGATGGTGAAAACATTGTAGAAATTTCAGGAGGTACATCTACAACAACCAAGGTTGAAACAACACCAACACAGGTAAAAATAGAAGATACTCAAGCAAACGCTAAGGTAGACGAAGACTTACCATTTTAATAAACACTAATCATATGGTACCGACACGGATGTCGGTACCATATTATCACACAAACAAATATGGCATTAAAGAAAAAAGACTTTAGTAGTATTAAATCAAAATTCTCAAAACAGGCGAAGTTTAAGTCTGACAGATTTTTTGATTTAGGACCATCCTTTTTAGATGCTACAGGGTTACCAGGTCCGGCTATGGGTCACATTAATATGTACTTAGGTCATTCAGATACTGGTAAAACAACTGCCTTAGTAAAGGCGGCGGTAGACGCACAAAAAAAGGGAATATTACCTGTATTCGTCATCACTGAACAGAAATGGGATTTTCCACACGCAAAATTGATGGGATTAGAAATTGATGAAGTCGTTGATGAAGAAACGGGTGAAATTGAATATGATGGATTTTTCTTATTCAACAATCACTTTGAGTATATTGAACAAATAACGGATTATATTAATGAATTGTTAGATGCTCAGGCAAAAGGTGATTTACCATACGACCTATTATTCCTTTGGGATTCTGTGGGTTCTGTGCCATGTAAGATGACTTACGATGGTAAAGGTGGTAAACAACACAACGCATCTGTATTATCGGATAAGATTGGTATGGGACTTAATCAAAGAATCTCAGGTTCGAGAAGAGTTGATAGAGAACATACGAACACATTATTGGTTGTTAATCAACCATGGGTAGAATTACCTGATAATCCATTTGGACAACCAAAGATTAAGGCTAAGGGAGGGGAATCGTTATGGTTAAACTCAACATTAGTATTCTTATTTGGTAATCAAAAAGGTGCTGGAACAACTAAAATTTCGGCAGTAAAAGACAAAAGAAAGGTAAGATTCGCAACAAGAACTAGAATATCTATTATGAAAAACCACGTAAATGGAATGGGGTATGAAGATGGTAGAATTTTAGTCACTGCTCACGGTTTCTTATCAGGTAAAGATTCGGCGGAAGAGAAAAAATCTTTAGAGAAATACAAGGCTGATAACGCTCCTTATTGGAAGACGATGTTAGGTATTGAAGGAGAGTTTGGTCTTTCGGTGGACGGAGAGTAGAGAGAGTAAAAAGTATATATGGTTTAACCTTTCAAGGTATATAAATGAAAAACACGTTAGTAGTTGACGGAGACAACTTATTTAGGATTGGATTTTACGGAGTAAAGAACTTTTACACTAAAGGAAAGCATGTTGGAGCTATATACCATTTCTTAAATACGATTAAGAGACATATTCAGGCCCATAATTATAACAAGATAGTAGTATTTTGGGATGGGTCTGAAAACTCTTCGTTTAGGAAAAAAATATTCTTACATTATAAAGATAATCGTAAGAGTAGAAACTTATCAGAAGAACAACAAGAGTCTTATAACTTCCAAAGACAGAGAGTAAAACAGTATTTAGAAGAATTATTTGTACGACAATCAGAATTTAGTGTTTGTGAGGCAGATGATAATATTGCGTTTTACTGTCAAAACTCAGAAAACGAAACAAAGGTTATTTTCTCATCAGACAAAGACCTCACACAACTTATTAGTGACGATGTTAAAGTTTTTTCACCCACAAATTCCTATATGTATGAATTGGGTGATAAGATTGAATTAAATAAAGTAGACATACCAACATATAACGTTGCACTTACAAAAATTTTTGTTGGAGATAAGAGTGATAATATTGATGGTATTCAGATGTTAGGTGAGAAGACGTTCGTTAAACTTTTCCCAAAGGTTCTAACGGAAGAGATGACAATCCAACAAGTTCTAACAAGGGCGGAGGAGTTATTTACCGAGGACAAAAATAATCGATTAGTTAATAACATTCTCACAGGAAAAACAAAGAGAGGTGTGTTCGGTGAAGAATTTATAAATATTAACAAACAAATAGTAGATTTAAGCGTACCTTTGTTGACCGACGAAGCAAAAAATGATATACTTGAATTAGTAAACGAACCATTAGACCCGACAGGTAGGGGATGGCAGAACTTAATTAAAATGATGCACGAAGACGGGTTATTTCAGTTCTTACCTAAACGTGACGATGGTTGGACAGAGTTTTTCACGCCACTCTTAAAATTGGCGAGAACAGAGAAAGAAACATTTAGTAAAACAAACAAAAGAAGAAGACATGAAAGAAAAAAACGATAACTCAACAAAATTTGAGTTTCTATTAAAATTGAATGACAACATTGTGTGTCAAAGATATTTTAATGTCAAAGGATTCAATTCTAAAACGTTAAAATCGTTAGAACTTCACAATGAAGTTGCTTATGTAGTCAATGAATTAAAAGAGACATTGAAGTACAAAACTAGTGATTATATGGCGGAAAACTATCACTTATTTTTAGATGGTGGTGACTTAGAAAAAGGTAATACTCAGAACGATTATTTCACTATTTCGATACGTAAGGACGATAGAGATGTGATTACTCGTTACTTTGAAGGTTCAATCTACCCACCTAAAGTTAGGTACACAGTAGACATCAGACCTACACTAAGAAGAATCTTAAAAAATTTCACCGACACATTGTCAGGAAAAAATGCAACTACAAACTATCTAACATACAAACTTTAATAGTATTTATTTTAGGGTAGTTAATTAAACGAGTATATATGAAGGATAAAAATTTTGGATATTTAGGACATAGCTTTCAAATATCTCTACTAAATAATTTAGTGGAAGATAAGAGATTTGCAACGACTATCATTGACGTGATAGACCCTAAGTATTTTGACAATCAGTATTTTAAATTGATTGGTCAAATGGTGAAAGAGTACCACAGAAAATATGAAACTTCACCTTCATATGATGCACTCGAGCAAATTGCGAGATTAGAGGTAACACAAGAAATGGCACAAAGAAATGTCATGGATATGATACGTCAAATCAAAGAGCACGAATCTAAAGACCCATTGTTTATCCAAGAAAAGGCGACTAAGTTTTGTAAACAACAAGAGTTAGGTAAAGCAATGGCTAAAGTTAAAGAAATAATGGACAAAGGAGACTTTGAAAATTATGAAAGGGCTGAGGCGTATATTCGTGAAGCATTACAGGTAGGTGAAAAAGATTTGGGAACCCAAGACGTATTCGACCACTTAAGTACTGTTTTAGATGATGATTATAGACATCCGATACCTATGGGTATTGAGGGGTTAGATAATCTCTTAAATGGTGGTTTAGCAAAGGGAGAACTTGGAGTGGTATTAGCACCGACAGGTGTTGGTAAAACAACCATACTTAGTAAAATTGCGAACTCCGCGTATAATTTAGGGTATAATGTTCTTCAAATATTCTTTGAAGATAATCCTAAGATTATACAAAGAAAACATTTCACTATGTGGACAGGTATCGCACCTCAAGAATTGTCAGACAATCGAGATGATGTTATGACAAAAGTAAATGAGATTAAAGCCAATAGTGAAGGTAAGTTAATATTAAAAAAGTTACCATCTGATTCTCTTACATTGGGACAGATTAAGAGTCAGGTTAGAAAGATAATCGCAGAGGGCACTAAAATTGATTTGATTGTAATGGATTATATTGATTGTGTGGCGGCTGAGAAGAATTTCAGTGGTGACGAATGGAAAAGTGAAGGAAATATTATGAGACAATTTGAAGCTATGTGTTACGAATTTGATGTTGCGGCTTGGACTGCAACACAAGGTAACCGTTCTTCGATTTCATCTGAGGTCGTTACGACTGACCAAATGGGTGGGTCGATTAAAAAGGCACAAGTTGGACACGTAATTATTTCTGTAGCAAAAACACTTCAACAAAAAGAATTAGGACTAGCGACAATCGCTATTACTAAGAGTCGTTTAGGACAAGACGGTGTTGTATTTGAAAATTGTAAGTTTGATAATAAATTATTAGAAATCAGTACTGAACAAACAAATACATTCTTAGGGTTTGAAGAAAACAAAGAAGAAAAAAGAAGGGACCGTGTGTTACAAGCACTACAAAGAAGGAACCAAACTTTAGGGAAATCAAACAAAACAAATAATTAAAACATTATTATGAAACAAGTAGAACCTATTTTACAGGAGAATAAGGACCGTTTTGTCCTTTTTCCAATCAAACACCATGACATTTGGGATTGGTACAAAAAATCTGAGGCTTCCTTTTGGACCGCTGAGGAGATAGATTTATCCGCTGACTTTGGTCATTGGGAGAGTCTGAACGAAGGTGAACAACACTTCGTTAAAAACGTATTGGCGTTCTTCGCGGCGTCTGACGGTATAGTTAATGAAAACTTAGCTGAGAATTTTGTTAGTGAAGTACAGTATACTGAAGCTAAATTCTTTTATGGTTTTCAAATTATGATGGAGAACATTCATTCAGAGACATATTCTTTGTTGATTGATTCTTATATTAAAGATAAGGAAGAACAGAATAAATTATTCAACGCAATTGAAACGGTACCAGCGGTTAAGAAAAAGGCTGAGTGGGCGTTAAAATGGATAGATTCAGATTCTTTTGCTGAGAGATTGGTTGCTTTTGCTGCCGTTGAAGGGATTTTCTTTTCAGGGTCATTCGCATCTATTTTTTGGTTAAAGAAAAGAGGGTTGATGCCAGGGTTGAGTTTTTCTAATGAACTAATCTCAAGAGATGAGGCGTTACACTGTGACTTTGCAGTACACCTACACAACAACCACTTAAATAATAAAGTACCACAAGAAAGAATCAAAGAGATTATTCTTTCAGCTTTAGAAATTGAGAAGGAGTTTATTACTGAATCATTACCGGTATCACTAATTGGTATGAATTCAGATTTAATGAAACAATACTTAGAGTATGTTACAGACAGATTATTGGATTCCTTAGGGTGTTCAAAAGAGTTTAACTCTTCAAATCCATTTGATTTCATGCAGAATATCGCATTACAGAATAAGACAAACTTCTTTGAGAAGAGAGTGTCAGAATATTCTAAGAGTGGTGTTGGAGATAAAAAAGAAGATGAGGTTGACCCATTTGGTGGAATGGATATTGACTTCTAAAAAAAATAAGAGAAATGAGTAAAATGAGAGTATTAAAAAGAGATGGTTCTACTGACATTGTCAGATTAGATAAAATCTCATTAAGGATTAAAAAACAGACTTACGGTCTGAATACTGATTATGTTGACTACAATGCAGTTGCTATTAAAGTAGTTAATGGTTTATATGATGGAGTGACTACTGATGAGTTAGATAACTTAGCATCAGAAACGGCAGCGTCTATGGCGACAATACATCCTGATTACTCTATACTCGCGGCACGTATCGCAATTACTGCGATGTACAAAAACATCGACAAACAATTCACGTCGGTGGCAAGTAAATTATATAATTATATTGAACCAAAAACAGGTGAACAGGCAGGTATGATTTCTGACGATACTTATTCAGTAATTGAAAAGTATGGTGATAAATTAGATAAAATGATTGTTCATGATAGAGACTTTAACTTTGATTACTTCGGTTATAAAACGTTAGAAAAGTCTTACCTATTAAAGATTGATGGTAAAATTGCTGAGACACCTCAGCACTTGTATATGAGAGTGGCCGTAGGGATATGGGGTGATAATATTGAAAAGGTTGAATCGACCTACAATATGTTATCAACAGGAGTTATGACACACGCAACACCAACATTGTTTAATGCGGGAACTAAAAGACCACAACTGTCATCATGTTTCTTATTAGACATTGACGATGATTCTATTCAAGGAATTTATAAAACATTATCAGATTGTGCTGCTATTTCACAATCAGCAGGTGGTATCGGACTTAACATACATAAGATTCGTTCTAAAGGTTCTTATATTAAAGGGACTAATGGAACTTCGAATGGTATTATACCAATGTTAAAGGTGTTTAATGAAACTGCTAGATATGTAGACCAAGGTGGTGGTAAAAGAAAAGGGTCGATAGCCGTTTACTTGGAACCATGGCATGCTGACATCTACGACTTTTTAGATTTAAGAAAGAATCATGGTAAAGAAGAATTAAGAGCAAGAGATTTGTTCTTGGCATTATGGATTTCAGATTTATTCATGGAGAGAGTTAAGACCAATGGAGATTGGACATTATTTTCACCTAATGAGGTACCAGGATTGATAGATGCTTATGATGATGGAGAGAACAAGGCGTTCAGTGATTTATACCAAAAGTATGAGTCAGAGGGTAAAGGTAAAACGATTAAGGCTCGTGAATTATGGGCGAAAGTTTTAGAATCACAAATTGAAACAGGTACTCCTTATATGTTATATAAAGACCCTGCAAACGCTAAATCTAATCAGAAGAATTTAGGTACTATTAAGTCATCTAACTTATGTACTGAAATTTTAGAGTATACCGATAAGGATGAAACTGCGGTTTGTAACTTAGCATCTATTGCGTTACCAAAAATGGTAACAATACCTGAAGGTAAAGTACGTTCACAAAATAAGGGGTTAAGAACTTTTGATTTTGATATGTTATATGATGTTGCGTATAATACGACTGTTAACTTAAATCAGGTAATTGATATCAACTATTATCCTACTCCTGAGACTAAACGTTCAAACTTTAGACATAGACCAATCGGAATTGGTATCCAGGGATTAGCGGATGTATTTGCTATGATGGGGTATCCTTTTGATTCTGAAAAAGCCTCAACTCTTAACTCAGAGATATTCGAAACAATATACTTTGCGGCGGTTACGGCATCTAAAGATAAGGCGATTGAAGAAGGTCACTACGAAACATTTAAAGGGTCTCCTTTATCGGAGGGTAAATTCCAATTTGAATTATGGGGGTTAACAGACTCTGATATGTCAGGTAAATGGGATTGGAAATCTTTACGAGATGAGGTTGTGAAACACGGGGTTAGAAACTCATTATTAATGGCACCAATGCCAACGGCTTCAACGGCACAAATTTTAGGTAATAATGAATGTTTTGAACCATTTACTGCTAACATATATAAAAGAAACACCCTATCAGGTGAGTTTGTAATGGTAAACAAACACTTAATCCAAGATTTAGTTAACTTAGGTTTATGGAATGATAAGGTTAGGTTACAGATGTTTGCGGGTAATGGTTCGGTACTACATATTGATGAAATACCGCAAGAAATAAAAGATAGATATAAAACAGTTTGGGAAATTTCACAAAAGAAATTAATTGATATGGCGGCTGATAGAGGTGTGTTTATCGACCAATCACAATCTATGAATTTATTTATGGAAGACGTAAACGCGGCGAAACTAACTGCTGCTCACTTCCACGCATGGGAAAAGGGGTTAAAGACAGGTATGTACTATTTGAGAACGAGACCGAAGTCTGAAGCACTGAAAGGTTTGGGTATTGATATGTCTAAATTGGAGGAAACACCAAAAGAGGTTGTTGCACCACAAATTGAGACACCAAAGATAACGCAACCAACACCGATGACTGATGAACAGTTATTGAATGATATGGTTTGTTCGTTAGACAATCCTGATGACTGTGAAGCATGTGGTTCATAACCAAAAAAACAGATTGATAAAAAGAGGACTTAGGTCCTCTTTTTTATTTATTGACTTTAATAATGGGAGAAAATAGTTAATTTAATATTTATAGTAATAAAGCAACTAAATGGCGGATATAAATAATTTTGGGATTGATTTTCCTTTTTCGGATTCTACGAATGGGAAGTATTTAAAAATGACGAACACTTCAAGTAAAGAAGTAAGGGCGGCATTGATTCATTTGTTATTAACAAGAAAAGGAAGTCGTTATTATTTACCAAGTTTTGGAACCAAACTATATGACCATATATTTGAACCAATGGATGAGAGTACTTTCAGTAAGATACAACAAGATGTTGATGAGTCTGTTAAAGAATTCTTACCACAACTAACGGTTAATAGTATCAAGGTCACTCCGTATTTAGAAACAGAAGAAAGTCCTGGTGAGTTTACTACAGGGTTAGATGAAAGACTTTATAGAATTGCCTCTAAAGGTACTGAAGAGTACACGGCTAAATTAAGGATTGATTACACAAATAGTATTGGTCAATTCGCAGAAAGAGATTACATTTTAATTAACATATAACCATGGCAGATAAGATTTCATACGTAGAAAGAGACTTTTTGGGGTTAAGAACTGAATTAGTTAACCTAACAAAAGAGTATTACCCAGATTTAATACAAAATTATAACGATGCGTCATTATACTCGGTATTCTTAGATATGAACGCTGCGATTGGTGATAATTTACATTATCATATTGATAGGACAATGCAAGAGACTGTGTTGGACTACGCACAACAAAAACAATCAATATATAATATTGCCAGAACTTACGGATTAAAGTTACCGGGTAAAAGACCTTCAGTGACTTTAGTTGACTTTACAGTTAACGTTCCTGTTTCGGGGGATAAAGAAGATTCTAGATATTTGGGTATCCTAAGAAGAGGAGCTCAGGTGTCGGGTTCGGGACATATATTTGAAACGATTTACGATATTGACTTCTCAAGTCAGTATGATTTGAAAGGTAATCCAAACAGGACTAAAATTCCTATTGTTGATGGTTCGGGGACAATATTATCGTATAATATAACAAAAAGAGAGGTTGTTGTTAATGGGGTAACAAAGGTGTTTAAAAAAGTTATTAGACCTTCAGATGTTAAACCATTTATGAGATTATACCTACCGGATGAAGATGTGTTAGGGATTGTGGATGTTATAGAAAAACAAGGAACAACATTTAGTACAGTACCGTCAGATGCAGAATTTAGAAAAACTAAAAATAAGTGGTATGAGGTTAAAAGTTTATCACAGGATAGAATTTTTACTCAAGACCCGACATCTCCTTCAGACCAACCAGGTGTTGTAAGGGGTAAGTATAAAACAGTTGATAGAAGATTTATATCTGAGTTTACTCCTGAAGGATTTGCGTTTGTAACTTTTGGTGGTGGTAATACATCGGCTCAAGACCAATTCGATACTTTCGTTGACTTAGAAGGAAGTTACGATTTATTAGATTTCACAAATAACTTATCATTAGGTAAATCAGTTAAACCAAACACTACTTTATTTATAAAATATCGTGTTGGTGGTGGTATAACATCTAACGTAGGTGTTAATTCATTAAACGACTTAGGTGATTATGATTTTTCGGTAACAGGACCATCGTCTAATATCAACACACGAGTTATTAACTCTTTAACTGCGACTAACGTAGCAGCCGCGATTGGTGGGGCGGACAAACCATCATTAGAAGAAATTAGAAATATGGTTGCGTTTAATTTCGCCGCTCAAGAAAGAGCCGTGACATTGAATGATTATAGAATATTAATAAAGACAATGCCGGCAAAATATGGAGCACCATCAAAGGTGAACGTATTTGAAGAAGATAATAAGATAAGAATTAATTTATTGTCTTATGATTCTGATGGTAGTTTAACAAATAAAGTTTCTAACGTTTTAAGACAAAACATTGCTGAGTATCTATCAGAATATCGAATGATTAACGATTATATTGAGACAGAAGTTGCTGAGATTATTGACTTAGGTTTTGAGATAGATGTGATATTAGATAAGAATGTTAATCAAACAGAAATCATATCTTCGATTTTATCAGAAGTGTCTTCATATTTGGAGATTGATGGTAGAGACTTAGGTGAACATTTATATGTTGGTGAGTTAAAACAAATTGTTAATTCACAATCTGGTGTGGTTAACTTAGTCGATTTAAGGGTTATTAATAAAGTGGGTGAAGGGTATTCAGATACTAAAACTGCTCAACCGTATATTGATGAAGACACCAAACAAATTCAATTAGGTGATGAAACGGTTTATATGAGAAGTAATCAGATTTACCAAGTTAGGTTCCCAAGTAAGGATATCGTTGTCAGAGTTAAAACAATTTCTGCTCCTTTGATTAATTAATCAAGTTTACATTACTTTGTATTATCTTATTATTAATTAGGAAAATATTTAATTTAATATTTATCTAAAAAGAAACACGTATGTCTAAATCCTATAGAATAAGAACAACACCAGGGGTAGATACTAACATTAAAATCAATATCGACCAAGACTTTGATACGTTAGACATCTTATCCTTAAAAATGACACAAACAGGTGAGTACACAAGTTTATGTGCTGACTTTGGTGTTGTGGTAGGTAGAGTATTTACTAACGGGGGGTATGGAGTACCAAATACCCGTGTGTCTATATTTGTACCTATTGATAATATCGATGAGGATAATCCAGTGATTAATGAGATTTACCCCTTCAAAACATCCACGTCAAGAAACGAAAAAGGGTACAGGTATAACTTATTACCTAATATAAAACAACATTCGGGACATACACCGACAGGTACTTTCCCGTCTAAGGTTGATGTTCTTACACAAGAACACATATTAGAGGTATACGACAAATATTACAAATATTCTGCAAAAACCAATGACTCAGGTGACTTTATGTTATTTGGGGTTCCATTAGGTACACATACAATACATTACGACTTAGATTTATCTGACATTGGTTGTCAGTCTTTAGTTCCTTACGATTTAAAATTCGAAGGAGTTTCGGATGAAAAGTTTGAAAACGCATATACGTTTATGTCTTCAGACAATTTAGATTCCTTACCTCAAATCGTATCTACACAGAAAACAGTAAATGTTGAACCATTTTGGGGTAATCCTGAATTATGTCAAATAGGTATAACTCGTTCAGATTTTGATTTAAAAGAAAGAGGTGTTAGGATAGACCCTTATGCTATTATGATGGGTGGTACGTTTACTGATTCAGGTAAAGACGCTATACGAGCCAGTTGTAATGTTGATAATCAGATGGGTGAGAAATGTCGATTAACTACATTCAAAGGAGACGTTGAAGCGATACGTTTTAGTGGTCAGTACGAAAGTAAGCCTAATGGTGAGATTAATATGGAAAGACCGATATTAGAAAGTATTCTTTTAGATACTCAGGTTGATGAAAATGGAGTGTACTTCTTTAGAGTTCCGATGAATATGAAATACGTAACAACTGACGAGTTTGGGTATTTAGTAGAATCTAAAGATGAAGATGTGGGTATACCTACTATGGGTAACTATAGGTTTAGAATAAGTTTAAACGAAGACACTGGTGAAAAAAACAGGTATACCGGTAAATACTTAATACCTAACGTAAGGGAGTATCATAATGATGATACTAATTTTGTTGGTGGTCGCTCAACGATAGATAGTAAATCATACTCATTCAGTACGAATTTAGACGATTATCCTGCTGCTGCGATGTCTGAGATTACGGGTATGAGCCAAGAAGCGATTGACAATAACCAAGTGGGTGTACCACAAGATTATTTTTACCAATACCGTTACGGTAGGGTTTATACTGCGTCTAGTTTTATCAACCAATATTGGAAGACAGGTTGGTGGGAAAAAATATTTAAATTTGCGGTTAGGGATAGGAATGAATCATTTATTGGTATAAAAGAGATATGGCCTGCAGAAAAAGACGATTGTTCTAATACGAATAATTTCTTTCCGATTAATGATGCGGTTAGGAATCACCGATTTAATTTCTTCATCTTAACAATTATTAGTTTTATTGAATATATTGGATTATTTTTGACGTTATTTTTTAAAGAATTTGTTTCTATTATATTATATGTTCTTGCGGAGATTTTGGCAAGTACAAGAATCTCGAATAAGGCGTCGGCTAAAATGTTTAGAAGGGCGAAAGAATTCCAATTTAATAATATAATGACACTTAATCTAATAACGTATCCTGATTGTTATGATTGTACTGAAGATAATGAGGAGAATTCGGTTATTTTTAACGTTGACATTATAAGTCAGGCTGATATTACTGATACAGTAACAGACAACCCTTCGGGTGATTTCCAAGACGTTATCTTTATTGAAAATTATAATACGGCTAGCGATGATTGTTCTACATATGATATAGAGAATACATCAAGTAATACAGTTACTATTTCTAATTGGACGGATTGTGAAGGACAAAATGAGACTATAGTCCTTTCGCCGAATGAAGTATTACTTGCTTATCGAGGAGCGGGAGGTCAAATACCACCAGCAGACGTTACATATAGTAATATAATTGACATTTCAGGACCTGAATCGTATGACCCTGACGGTAATCTATATATTCCAAATAGTGTAATACCACCACCCGCTGCGGGTACCGATGACGGTGAGATTCTTCTTGAATTATGGATTTTTGGAATTGCTGGTTTTGGAGATACTGACCCTGATAGTTTAGGGTTTGTGTATATATCTGCTGGTCCTGGACAAGCGTATAGTATTGTTTGGGATGAGACTTATAATATGTGGGCAATTCTTGGGGGTTATGACGATGTTAGAGAAGGAATTGCTGAATTTTATAATAAACCTGTAGATGAAACTGTTAGTGGCTCATGTCATGAAGTTAAAGGTGAGGTTAAAATTTATAGGGCATGGAAATACGAGGAACTAGTCGAGGAAACCCTTGAAATTATAGAAATTGAAAATGGATGTGAAAAATATGATTTTATAATTGAAGATGAAAAGACTGGACGTGGTAATATGTTATTAAGACCATTTGTTGGTCCATTTGCAGGTCCCGATGGTAATACATATTTAACCTATAATGATGCTAAAAATATATACCCACAATACAGGCCGACTTCTAGTTATGTTTCTAATTTTTGGCAAACTGACAATGAGGGAAGATTCATGTGGGAACAATTAGACTCTTCGGAAGAATATTATAATACGATAAATGGGATTGATGAAAACGGTAATAATATAGAGGATAATTGTGAAGATAGACCAACATATGATGTAAAAGCGGTTGCTTCATACCACAGTAAATGGCCTTTAGAAAAGGACTCTCGTAAATTTGATAACAATCCGGCTCACTGTATATATTTAGGAAAATATTATGGTAAGGTCAAGAAAAGAGGTCCTTATTGGGTAGATTACGATAAAACAAAGAGGGGTACTTTATCGGGTTATACTGAGTTTAGAGATGGTGTTTACAAAATAATACCATTAGCCGGTAAGACGGGTGAGGTGTTAGCGGATTATAGAAGAAGAAAATTATTTGGAAAGTTAATGTGTGGTGGGGTAGTATCCTATACGTTCTCAAATTCGTGGTTAAACGGAGCCTTATACTTTTTTCAATTTAAGAAGAGAGGAAACAAATATTGTAAAGATTGTTTATATAGAAAAGAAGATGAAACGGGAGTACATTACTATTATAGGTCTTCACCGTACAGTCCTGATTTCACGGAAAGTGAGACTCAGTATAATTATTCGCATACAGGAGTTAAGTTAGGGGTTAATCAAAATTTAACCAATGATTATTATAATAAAACTAAAGGGTTTTATGGTAAAGGTAGAAATGGGAAGAAGAAAGAAATAAATTTCCCAACTACCGTAGTGGATTTAGGTCCTAGAAATACTTGGTTAAACGAAATATGTGCGGATAACGAATTAGACCCAAATTGTTCGATGCCTAGAAGTATTGGTTCCACATCATATAAGGGTATTGATGACTTAATGGAATATATTATACAATCAAAAGAAATAAAAGAGAGGGGTCGATTAAGTGTTCAAGATTTATTTGATACAAGAAAAGGTAAGATAGATGGTGATATTGCTCAGCTAATGAATTTCAATACTCAGACGGGGATTTATCCATTTGAAATTGAAGAAGAAGACTCACCATATATGGACTTATATTCGGGCGTTTTTGACACTAAAGGACCGATAGGTATTAAAATGTTCTTTTCAGAGGATGACCCTGATACTCCAGAATTGGAACAATTGGGAGGTCTAATTAGAGCGTGTCTTAATGAACCGGGTAGGTTAGGAGATACTTCGCAGAGAGTTCCTTATTTTCTTTGGAATACTAGAGGTCACGGGTTTGGTGAGATGAGGTTAGATACAGATGATGTATCCGATTTGTTTGACGACTTAAACCTACCTTTCTTATCGGGCATTGCTGGAAATATATTTGGTAGGTCTGGGGAGTCACAGAGTTACTATGAGAATAAGGTATATAACCAAAGAATACAGATGTTTAAGGCAAATCTTAACGACGACCTTAATAACGACCCATCGGATAATGAGTATTTCAAACCGTACCTTTTACCCCCTATTGTTGATTGTCTTGAGGTTAACGGGGTTAAATTAAAATCAAATGATAACTATAAAGAGTATACAGTAAACGATGGTCGAGCTCATCTTATGGAGATTGGGGTTCCATTTCACTATCAATTAGGGTTAAGAACAGGTGCTACTGCTTATGATAAATTTGTTGAAAATTACGGACCTAAGTAATATGTTTTATAAAAAAAGAAAACCAAATCATTTAGTGATTTTTATTGATTATCATAACACCGATAGGTGGAAATTTATTATGAGTACTTTTTCTAAACTAACATATAATGTGGGTCCTGTGAAAACTTTGGAAGAAGCTATTAAAGGGACAGAAAAATTTTTTCAAAAATACCCAAATAAGGTAAAGTCTATTACTATTAATACATATGGTAGGGGAAAGAATTTAGTAAATTGCGAAGAAGTTAAAAAAGATAAATCCAAAATAAAAAAGCTAGACGAGTTATTAGACCTTGTTGCTGATAATATTGTGAGTGGCGGTAATATGCAATTTGCTACGTGTTTTGCGGGTATACCACATAGGAAGTTAGTTGAAATGTCTGAAAGGTATGACGGAATAAGGGTTTCGGGGTTAATACAAGATTTTAGACCATATCCTGAAAATGTTACGTGTGAATGTAAAAAAAAGGGTTATAGTAAAAAAGTTATAAATTCGTTACCAAAAAGTAGGTATGGTTTTGAACATGATGAACAATTGTTATTAGACTTACACACTAGAGGTTATAATGAAAAGGTTAATTGGAAATCAGGTGGAATGGCGTATGAATATAATCGAATAGTTTTAGAAGATGGTGTATGTATCAGAAATAGAAAACCTTTTCACTGGACGGATTGTTTTGCTAACTATTTATTTAATACTGATAAATGGAAAATAAAAAAATAATATTACCCGAGTTAAGATTTAAGGGGTCTGAAGAGACAGATATGTCTTTAAAGGTTGAGCTTGCTCAAGAAGGTAGACATATAGTTGAAGGGGATAGAACTGTTATTTTAAGTCAGTCAGAACAATACGATACCGAAAGACAGAAATCGGACAAGTATAGATTGACGGGTATTATAAGACCGATATGGAAAAATATTACTGACTTAACAACAACCAACCTTGAGATATTACATAACTTATTTTTTGTAAACGAGAAAATTGAAGAAATCATTAATGAAACGGAGGATAACTCTCCATCTGATTTAGATTTATCTGAGTTAATAGGTCGAATACCGATGAAAGAAATGTCTTTTATTCGTGAAGACTATAATGGTGGTATCGCATCTGAAGAGTTTTTCGATATTACAGGGTATAAAAATTATTCGTGGTATAATAACGGTAATGGTTTTGGTTCTGTTTTTTCTGATAGAATCAATTGGAATTTATACCTAACCTACCCTAGTGAGAAATTTGTACCTATTGTCGGTGATAAGATTAAATTAAACTTACCTGAACAAGAAGGGACAATTGAATTTGATTTGGCTAATGGGTTACCATTCAAGGCGACTGATAACGGTTCGTATTTTGAATTTTATACGCCACTTAAACATGGATTAAGTAAGGACGATTTTGTCGAGATTAATGGTGTGGTTTATAGTGTTGATGTTATTGGTAATCAAAAATATCGTTCAGAAGATAGAATATTTGGAATTTATAAAGGACAGTTTGAAGACGGTGTCGTATTAGATGAGGGTGGTTTTAAGAGAGTGATTGAGAAAAATAATCCTGAAGAAACGACCTCAGAGTATTATATGATTAAACATAAGATACTTAGAACCCACGAGGCGTTTGAGGTACAAAAAAACGCATTTGAATCTTCAATTTTTGAGGACGAACGATATATACAGAAATACGGATTAACTGATGACAATGTACCATCATACGAAGAGCAAGGTGTTGTAAGAACACAAGAAAACGGAAATACGTATATGTTTATCTTAAAGGATGAGGTAGATGTTGATGGGTTAGTTGACCATTTAGAAAGACCATTAACAAACATTAACGTTAGTGTCTTACATAGAAATAATATGAAGATGTTCAACCAACAACAATATGGTTTTGAAAGACAATTCGGTTATGGAAACGAAGATGCGTTAATTAAGGTTGAAGAAAGTTTATATGATGGTAATAATAAGGTGGTTAAAGACTTATCGGTTGGTGATACTATTATGGGTGGTATTTATGAGTATAACCCATATGAAATGATAGAAAGGAAGGTAACAGACAGATACTTAAGACTATCGTTTAATGATGATTTTTTCGATAGAAAAACGATAAATGGGACTACATACCCTAATGGACCTGAAGGTTACTATTATAACCCACATTTTGAATATAAGTTAAGGGTCTATTCGGATTATATTGAAGAGTCTGACACTAGTAATATATATAACTTACCATCATATGCCAAATATTTTCAAAAAGAAAATGTTTGGAAATGGAGAGATATATGGTCAAAGGGTTATGTTAATGCTGAGGGATTAGGTGTTGATTATCCGTTTATAAATGGATGTCATTACATTAATAATGTTGAAAATTTATATATAAAACCAGATACCATTGATGGTGTGACTAATAGTAGAGTAGAAGATACTCGAATAAACCCATTCTTAATTGACGATTGTGAGTAAAGTACGAATAGTTAGAGGTAAGAGTTTAAACATCCCTATTAATTTAGAGACTAAGTTTGATATTACAGGTCAGGAGGATTTGATTGAAAAGTTTTCTGATGATGTATTACAGGATATAATAAACCCTGTAAAAGATTATGAGGTGTCTAAATTTATACATAATTACGATGATAGTGGGGATAACGGGTTATATATCGCAGCTTCATTTATAGATAAAAGTGGGGAGTCACCATTTTGGATTGACGAGTATTATCCACAGGGGTTTGAAGAACGAGAATTAGTATTATTTAGTAATGCGGTTAAAAACAGTTTTTTTAAGTTAGATTTTTTCGACACAACCTCAAGAGAAAAACAGAAATTACAGTTAACCAAAATAATACCGATATATCTTTCAAATTTATCAATTTATGATGCCGATTATGACGGTATTGCGGATTATGAGGATGATATGGTGGATATTGATGGTGACGGTGTTGATGATAACACTGCTGGAGGTGTTAGTGGTCCAAACGAGCAGGATTATATCGATGAGTTTGGGGATAGATTTGAGGATAGTAGTAAATTAACACGAATAGACGTTGGAACGTACATTGTCCCAAATATTTACTCGAATAATGTTAAAAATAATGAAGTTTCTGATTTATTTGTTTTTAAAAGTTTAAGCACAAAACCCTTTAACGAGTTTTATATGGGTTGTAGATTTTTTAATGCGAAGACAGGTGATGTGGTTAGAATGACTAATGACCCATTAGTTGATTCAGGGATAAACCCTAAAAAAGATTTTTACTATAAAGTTAAATTAAATAGACAGAAATTGACTTATGAAATTTATGATTATAGTGATGGTGTTGAAGGGGAAAGAGTAGGTGATTCAGAAGATAACCCATTAATGTTTTATCAAATGTTATAATGAAAAAGACAATTAAAAAAATATCAGACAATACTAATTACCGTCTTAAGGTTTATTTAGAGCAAGATTACGACAATGTTGGTTTATATACTCCGACTGATGGTGATATTGGTCATATTGATGTATTATGTAATTTTGTTGTTCAAACCAATGAGAATGATACGACAGTTAAATTACGTGATAGTGTTAATGACGATAAATATAAATTTATGAAAAGTCTTTCGTATAATGTTGATTGGGGTGACGGAAATCAAAACACATACCAAGTTAACGGTGTATTAAACACACATCAATATAGTGGTAATGGTTCGTATGATATAACACTTACAATTGATACTCCGTGGGGTAGAAATAAACAGGTAAAGAAAGTGACAGTCCCTTCAAATATTGATATTACGTTTGACGTTAATGCGACCACTCCCGAGAGTTTAGGGTATGACTACGAAATGTTATCGTATGTTAATACTTCAGGTGTTATAATATGTGATGGTGGGGTTAGTCGTTTAAATGAATTAAGAAGATATGGCGCAAATGGATTACAGGCTACTATTACCGAGGTTGAGGGTAAATCGGGAATTGACGGTATATCTCAGATAACTAGTGGGTTATCAACAACAAATATGGTTTATGTATATTTCATTGATGGGATTAAGTATATGGATGATGAGGAAACGGGATACACCACGATTAGTGTTTATCCGTCTTTATTTACGGATGGACAAAATGAAGGATTTACTCACGAACTTTTGAGTATGGATACAGGTCCTGTGGTACATCAAGAGGTATTTCATGGGATAACAAACGAAATTGAGATACAATCAGATATCTTTATTGAGAGAGGTAAACAGGCTCCATTTGAGTTCTATTATAAGATGGGTGAGGTATCCAATATGAAGGAACTTGAACAGAATGGAAATAAATTCTTCAAGATTAACGATTCTGATGATATTAGGGACTAAAAAATTTAATAAAATACTATTTATAATAATATAAAAAGAGATGGCAACAGGTAATTACGGAATAAAGAGACCAGCAGATGTTACACCTTCCGATGTGGAGGTTTTTTTACATTATGCTTCAGATAGAGATTCGAATACGGCACCAGTGTTTAAAAAATTAAATGCTAGTGATATTTTGTCACCTGTTTTCCATAACGATGTGACAGGTGGTACTCAAGAAACAGAGATGTTAGGGGGTTTATATAACTTAACACTTGAAAGTGGAGAATTTTCAGATTTAGGGGTGTATAACTTATACATCAGACCAAAAGAAATAAGAACGAATATCACAGATTGTGGTGTGTTATTAACATTACCAAACGTTAAGGGGTTGATATTTGACGTATCAAGTATACCATCAGAAGATAGAGGTAAATTTGTGAATAACGGATTGGTTGGGTACAGAATTGAATACTTAGACGATAGTGGTAAAAAGATTAGTAACTTCTATAGAGTTATAACGAGTAGTTTTTTCTGTGAACCGATTGTTGCTAATTTAACAAATACAAATCAAAAATCTTTAAGATATAGATATACGAGTAATCCTACGAGTTTAGTATATTGTACTGTAACTCCGAGTACTGCTCCAACAAATAATCCAAATGAGATTCCATTTATTGGTGAACCAAACCAAAATGTTATCTTAACCAATACTTACTTTAACCCTGTACACATGGAGGTTGAGTTAGTAGAACACGACGAACAAACATTAGCATACGCATTGTATGGTAATCAAACTAAGTCAATTGAAGACGGAATATACACGATTTACGATAAAGAGAATAATATATACAGACAGTATAACTTATTTGAAATACGTGATGAAATTAATAATAAATTATATGAGGTCCGTGAAGATAGAATTGATGACATCGACACGTCCAAAGGTTTTGATAATATAGCGAATTAATGGCAAACATTAGATTTCCTTCTAACGGTAGTGGTACATTCTCAGATGGTCTTGTAGGGGGTCAGAATACTGAGGGTAATGATTTCACGCAGAAAAACTTTTCTGAAGAAGGAACTCCTGTTGTTAGAGATACTAAAAGTTTTACAACTTCAGATTTTTCTAAACCAATTTCTTTAGAGGACTTAAACAGTGAGGAATCGATTAAAGAGGTTAGTAAACTATTTGACCAATCATTAAAAATAAAGTTTAACACTGAAAAGGGGTCCAAAGATTTGTTTGGTTCTGCTTTCTTAAGAGCTAAGGTTGCGGTTGAGAATATCGCAAACACATTTCCAGCGTCTTTAAGAGTGTTTAAAACAACAACCGACGCTCAGACCGTTGATACGGCATATGACGTTGTAAACAATCTACAATTTAATACCACGACCTTTAAAATACCATTAAGAGCGATTAGAAATCCATTAGGGATTGAATATAGTAATATTGGTTTAAAAGTTTTCGATGGACAATATGATTCTGATAGAAACTTCGCTAAAGAATTTACAAAATATGTTTTATTGTTTTCGGGTGTTGAATATAAAATTAAAAAGGTTTTATTACCAGAAGACAGATATAATGGTGAACTATCAATTACTGTTCACGGAAAACCATTTACAGGTTCAACACAGGAAGAATTCTACATTAAGTTAAACGACATCTTATTTGAGAAGAAGTTTGAACTAATGGACGATTTTGAACAATTATTATTAGATAGAGAGAACGTTCCATTATACGAGGCTAAGTTTAAAGTCCCTAAAGAAACGAGTGACGGTAGTTTGTATTTTGGTGATGAAAAGATAAAATGGGAATTGTCCGATGACTTTAACATTGTAGTTGAAGGGGATAAATTTGAAAGATATTTAGAGAAGTTATTTGAAACGTGTGAAGTTATTGATAACTACAAGGCGAATTTAATTGCTCGTTTTTTAAGTACGGCTTCTTTACAAGAGTTTGATACGGAAGGTCAAAAAGTTAAGAAAATATTCCAACTATATGGTAGGTTTTTCGATGATGTAAAGAAATTCATAGACAATATTGCGTATATGAACAATGTTACGTATGATAAGATTAATAACGTACCCGATTTACTATTAAAGAACTTGGCTGGGTTATTAGGATTGGATGTGATAACCTCAATTACGGACCGTAACATTGAAGAGTACTTATATAAGAAAAAAGACAGTCAGTTTGATGGGTTAACAAAAGGAAAAACACCATTTGAGACTGACATTGAAATATATAGAAGAATAATATTAAATTCGGCGTACCTATTCAAATCTAAAGGTACGAGAAAACCCCTTAGATTCTTATTGAGTTTTATTGGGGCACCTGAATCATTTGTTGAGATAAACGAATACGTTTATAAGGTTATAAACCGAATTGATTACGATAAGTTTTCTGAAAAATTAGATAACGTTATTGATGGTGAGTGGTTTGAATCTGACGTAGACTTCAAAACGATAAAAGTTTGGAGTGAAATTAAAGAGGAATGGTTAGATAAGTCGGATTTCCAAAAGAAATATCCAAATGTTGAAATAGACGTATTAGGGTATTTAGAGAATGGTCAACTACCTGACGGTGAGAATCATGGTGATGCTTATATTTTAGATAAAGAACTGATTAGTGTTGAAGTACAGAAATCGGGTGGGGTATACAATGTTGATGACTATCCAATAGAGAGAGTTGGTACTTCAGACAATTCAATACCTAAGACTCCTACGATAACTAACGACTACTTCTTCCAAAAGGGTGCTGGTTGGTTTGAAAGGACAGATTCACATAAGTCTGTTTCGGTATTGGATGAAGAAAGGTCTGATTTGACAACTTCACCAAAAACAATTAAGACAAAATTTGAAGATTTCACTTATGGTGAGAAATTCTATGATAGATATAAAAATTTCCCAAACTTCGATGATGGTTGGGAGTTAAAGGCTGACATCGACAATAAGAAGTCAGATTCAGACACAAACAAGTTTATATTAAACAGAAAGAACGTTGATATATTCCTTAACCCTGGTCGAGCGGTGTTATTTGATTTTGTAAGAACATATCAAAAACACTCATTATCGTATTCAGGTGTATTATTAAACAATTTAACATTTGCTCAATTCTCTGAATATGGTTTTTGGAACGGAGTTGAAGTGGGTAAAGGTAAGTACGGAAAGAAATATTGGGATTTAATCGAATTATTTAAGGATTACTATGAAAGTGGGTTAGGTAAGGCGTATGATTATGACTTAACGTATGCGTACTTAAACAAAATTAGTACATATTGGATACGTTTAGTTGAACAGTTTATACCGGCAACTACTTTATGGTTTACTGGTGAAAAAGTTGAGAACCATAATCTACATAGACCAAAGTTTAATTGGGAAGAACCGTGTAGAAACGATGTTATGTCATTAGACTTATCATTGGCGAAGACATTATATGAGACATTAATTGACTCATTAAAAAAATATAAGAATATACCTGACTGTTACGAAAGATTATATCGTTATGGTAATTGGTATTTACAGGTAAAAATAAACGACAAAATATACCAAATAGGGGGTAAAGAGTGGACACATTTCTTTACTTCGACTGAGTCTGATAAGATGGGTTCGTGTAATTTGGATAATGCTCAACCTGGTAGTCCTGACACGTGTCCACAATACGACAATCCGATTTATATGTTATGTGATTTTGAAACATACGTAACGTGTTATCCTGATGAATGTAAAGATTTTGTGACCACTATTGTTCAGATGTTGTCACAAATATCTAAAGACATATATAGAGATGAGATTGCTGATAAAGTTAGTGATTGTGATTTTTTATGTGATAACGACGATGGATTGACGTATGTCGCTGACACAGTATTTGGTTCTACTATAAAGACGACTAGTCCAGAGGTTGAAGGGTTAAGTGCTTTTGAGATTGAAGGATTTAAAGATGGTGAGTTTTGTTATGATTGTCATAACGAGATAAAGTTAATAACCAATAGTTACTGTGGAGAATGTTTCGATATAGATTCGTTAGAAATAGGGATGAAAGTTATTATTAATGAGGGTGAAGGACAAGATGACTGTAAAGACAGATGTTTTGTGTTGGAGAACATTCCGTTTAGTATTGACCAAAGTCAGTTCGGAGGTGTTCACTATGACGTAAATTACCCTGACCATCATATAGATATGTTAGACCCGAGGGGTACTGTATTTTTAACTGAAAAGTTTGAAGTTGTTAAATGCGTGGACTACGATAAAGTATATCATGGGACGTATCAGTATGTCGGTGGGTTAGACACAATAGACAGGTTTCCTGTGTATAAACACATAACTGAAGACATTTATCTTTCGTGTTATCCTGATGCGCCTGAATCGGTTAATGGTGACTTTATGTTTACTGAAGGACCTAAAGGTTCGTATACTCAGATATATGGTAAATTATCAGATAAAAACTTATTAGACTTCACAAACGTATTCACACATTCATTAGAATGGGAAATTGACGACTGTATAACAGTTGATGATTTAGAAGAAGACCAAAATGTTATCAGACACCGTTATGCTACGGGTGATAGTATTGGTATTTGTGATAGAGTTAATGACGATGGGTTTGATTATGTGAAAATATGGTTACATGGTGGGACTTTTGAAGCTCAAGACGGTACCACTTTACCTTATGATATGTTCTTTGATTGTAAAGAAGATTTGGTTGAGGGAGAAACTATATGGTATGACGAAGCTGGTGATGTTTTTATAGTTAAGATTAAATCAGGAGAGAATAGGTTGATACATGCTTATGACCAATCGGGTGCTCCGATACACATATATTTAAAAGAAAGAAACACCGTGTTGGTGGGTCTTGATTTTGAAACGGATTTAGAAACTATCGACGAATATGGTGGTTACGGTCAATATGGTGGTTACGGAGGTTATGGTAGTTACACTTCTTACGGTGGTTACGGTCAATATGGTGGTTACGGAGGATATGGTGGTTACGGAGGGTATTTCTGTTACGGAAACGAATATCTTTTTTATTCAAATATAAATCCTTATTGTATTGGTAGACTTGATTATGAGATAAGACCTGAGTGTCAAGGTTATTTAACGGATACTGAATTTTATAGGGTTAAAGGAGAAACAATACCATACGAAATAACTATTGATGAGGTAATTGTCGGTGAAAATGTTGAAACAGTTAGGGTTCAGGATATTAATGTCGGTGATTTAATTATCGCTGCGAGTCCTAATTACGGAGAAATGGATTTCTGTGATTACTCGGAGTTCCAATATGGGAATGAAAGTATTGTGTGTAATTACACAAAAAACATTAAAATGGTTCCTGTGATGAGTACATCATGTGGGAGAATATATAAATACATTAATATTAATGAAGGTAGGGTTAAAGTGGAATTCCATCATAATATTTTAGTATTAGAGGATTTAAACAAAACGAATTCAAACGACTTATTAACAACGTGTTATACTGAAGCACCTACAAAACCAATTGGAACGATTTACAACTTAGACGGGACACCATCACAGGTTTTTTATGATAATGAATATCAGATAATCTCTAAACCGGCTAATGAGATTGGTATTGGTGATTATATAATAACAACAGAAGAGTGTGGTGTAATTGAAGTAAAGAGTTTGGTTTATGATGATTACTGTGATGAGGGTCTGTTTAATGACAAGTATCAAATTAAGTTTGATGAGGATATGTTTGCGTGGTATAGACCGAAAGACGGATATGATACAATATATATCAACGATAAATGTGTTCCTTATTGTGAGTTAATATGTTGTGATGAAATAGAGATGTGTATTGACGACATAA